ATTCCCAGTCGTGGTGTTCGACTGGGAATTATCATTTTCATCTTTTTTCTTTTTAAGGTAATCAAGGTAATTCATAGATTTATCTCCTTATTTTTTTGAGCTTGATGTTTTATGTGCTCGCTTATACGCTTTGCCGATGTCAGATGCACCGTAGTAGCTCGAAAGATAGTTGATTTCACCGCTTGACAATGTATGATTAGCAAAAGCATTATTAAGATATTTGGGAAGAATATCGTTAATGGCTTTAGTGTAGTCACCTGAGTATTTGGAGTATTGCAAGCTTCTGGCTTTGCTGTCAATTTCGCTGATGAGGTTTGAAGTTGTGCCTGTCCTCGTTGCTTTCGCATTGACATTGTACCAGTTTTCACCGCTGTTTTTGTTTTTGGAAGAAGAGAAATTTTGGGCTTTGTATGTATTGATTTTTTCGGTTGCCTTGTTGTTGCGAATTGTTTCAGCAAGTGCAGACTGTCTGTAAGCCTCCTCGGCTTTGTTTGCTCTGATTTGTTCGGCAAGCTGTGCATTCTTGTATGCCTCTTCAATACGGTTTGCTCTTTCGGTTTCTTCCTGTTGTGCCTGTTCAGCACGCAATGTTTCACCCTGTTTCCAAGTGTCGATGTCATTGCTTGATGCAGTACCGTACTGATTTGTCGCAAGATTGGCGGAGTTGTAAAGGTTTGTACCTTTTTGACCCCAAGCGTTGAGGTCATTACTCTGTGCGTTCTGCAGTTCACTCTGATACAAGCCGTACAGATTGTTATATACATTCCAGTTGTTAGACCACTCATTCTGTTGTTGACTTCTGTCCTGAGCGTACATATTGTAAATGTTATTAAGTCTGTCTGTTTCGGCATTGTAACCGCTTAATGCCATACTGTAATAATTACCGATGTCATTGTTAAGCTGTTGCAGATAGCCTTGATAAGCCTGAGAGCCCGCAGTTGTTGCGTAACTGTTGCCGTAACCGCCTGTCATCGCAGATGCCTGACCTACTGTATCAGCCATTGCGACCTTGCCCATATTCTGATACTGTTCTTTTGCTTGTTGGAAAAGCGTATCATTAGAAAGGTCATAGGAAAACGGTTTACGGTTGGCAACAGCGTTCATCGCTTTGTTGTATGCTCCCTGATTGCCGTATTTAAACTGCTGTGAGAGATTGTTGTTACCGTATAACTGATTAAGTTTAGCCTGTGCAGAATTTATCTGACCGCCAAAACCACCTGCCCCTGTTGTGTAGCCTGTCTGAGCAAAATCGTTATATCGGTTTGTTGCATCATCCTGCCGATTCTGATAATTTGTTGCATTAGCCGACTGGTTGTATTTCTGATATACATATGCCATATGCCTTAATCTCCTTTCGGGTTCTGTTCCTTTTCAAATTCATCGACTCGCTTGCGGTAATTTTCATACTCTGTCTGTACAGTTGTTAATGCCTTGTTCTGCACAGACTTGTACACTTCACCAAAAGCCATTTCAATAACTGTCGGTGAAAGATTAGGATAGTTAGCAAGCTGATATAATTTGTTTCGCAAATCCATAATCAATACTGATTCAGGTGCTTTCGGTGGTGTGTTTGTTGTGTTTTCTGCTACTGTTTTTGTGGTGTTTTCGTTCATAGAAATTCTCCTTTTTTAATAACTTGTAATCAACCCATTAACTACCTTGAGTGTGCTATATGTCCAAGTAATTGAGCCGTTACTACCTGATTTTATTGTTCGGATATACGGTATATCTGCTGTAACCGTGTTGTATAGCTGACCGTTTCGATTGTCTTTGGTACGCAATCCCATTTCAACAGAAACATCTCTCAGCCAAAATCTGCGTATTGTACTCCAACCGCTGTTGAATGTCTTACCGCCAAAAAAATTAGCGTAGCAAAATATACCTTCGTTATCGTTTCCGATTGCGTTGTTTTTAGCAAACGCTAATTGTACTTCATAACTATCCCCACTTTCGTAACCGAAAGCAATAAACTTTCCGTTAGCTTTATCAAGGTTAATCGCAAGTCCTTTTATTGACGGTGCAGTTTTCCATTGAGTAGCACCAATGTAACCAATTGACAGATTATCTCGCCAGAAAGACTGTCCGTATTGAGAAACACTCGACATTTTTTTGCCAAAATAGTAAAAGTTAATATCACCGTCTTCAAGCTTAATCACATTGCCAAGTTTTGATTCACTCCAAGCAAATTCAACCGCATTTGCTGATTGACGGATAATACTTTGGATAGTGCTTGTGCTTGTTTTCTGCGTAACAGTTGATGAGATTTCGTTCGATTTAACCGTTAAGTTTGCAATATCCGTTGTGTTGGAGTCGATTTTACTTGCCCAAGCAGATATTGAGTCATTAACATTCGAGATAGCCGTTGTAAGCTGTTCACCTGTTGCGAGCGTGTTGCGGTATGCAACATCTATCTTTTCGGCTGTGATAGAGCCTGTGTAGATTTTCGCACCGTCAATAACCGTCTGACCGTTTTCTACTTTCGCCCAAGCTTTGATTTCTTCTGCCGATACAATCAACGGAATTGTCTTTGAATAGACTTTGTTGTTGTAACCGACTTCAATCTTGATAGCTGTGCAAGTTGCTATATATGCGTTGAATTCTCCCGACAGCGAAAGAATGAAATTATTTGTATTTTTCTTTGACTTGTAAAATACAGATTTGTTGCCGTTCATTCTCCACACTCTTATCTCACTTGCAGTTACAAGCTGTGTATTACCGCCTGAGTTCTGACGGAATTCAATGTTTATTGTTGACGGTGTGCAAGATGTTCCGAGAATGTTCTTGTTGACCGATGATACATCGGTATAGATTTCATAAGCCTGTGCATCTGTGCCGTCTTTACCGTCTTTACCGTCTTTACCTTTGATTTCACCTGTGCAAACAAAAGCACCGTTTTTATTGTTCCACACAAACAAATAGCCTTTGACAATGTATGAATCACCGTTGTTAAGCGTTGTTGTACTGTTGTTAATGATACTTGTACAATCAGAGTCAAAATACAAGTCATAAGGAATGCCAATTTGATAATCTTCATTCTTTTTATATGCTGTGCCGAGAATTTTAACCGATGTACCGTCAACACCGTCAGAAACACAACCAACTGAGCAAACAGCTATGTATGTTTTGTCCGCTGAGTCTTTTGACTCGGCTTTAACATACAGTACAGATGAATTCCTGAAAGCCGTTGCAGATGAAATTATCATATTTGTTTTCATTGCGGTTTGAGTGTACTCTGTCCACACTTCACCGTCGTTCGAGGTGTACCACCTTGTTGATGCAACCTCAACATTTCTCGATGATAGTGTTACAGAGATATTTGGTACGCTGAATCCTTCTGTAGCTGTCCTTCTGACAAGCGTAGCGTTCGGGCGGATATCAATGCCCATAGCCATATCTGTAAGAGCGGTAATATCCAGTCCACCGATTGTACCCGATGTTGCATTGATATTTCCGAAATTGTCAACGGTAAATGTACCGTTACCGATATTGATACTACCGCCAGTTATTTTTGCATAAGGGAAATATACTGAGTCTTTATCAAGATAAAAAAGTTTTTTGTTTTCTGCCCACCAAGACATCTCAGTTGGTGTAATTCTTGTTTTGAGGTTTGACCGTGTATCGATAACCTTGCCGTTGTACTCGAAGGAATCCGAGAGCAAACCGACTTCAACACCGTATATCGGACTTGCTCCGCTCTCATCAAGTAAACCTTGCTTGATATAAGAGGTTTGATTGACTTTGTAATTATCAAGGTCTGTTTCAAGCTGTGATGCATAATTGTATAAATATTCAATTCCTACACTACTCCCTGAAATGTCGAGCGTTGTGTCACGAAGATATTTTCCAAAGTCAGAGATTGCAACATAATTACCGTTCATCTGCGAAGTGAATTTTTCATCTGACTGTATCACTACATCCGCTGTCTTAATTACAAGGTCACGGATGGTAGCATAACGGCTCATAAGGTCTTTGTTTACCTCTACGATATCGCCATTGGATGCAGACAGAGCCGATGCTGTCTGCTCCCACATTTTATCTACTGAAAGATTGGCAAGTGTTGCGTTTAACTGTTCATTGTTACGGTATATGTAACTGCGTATTTGTGCAAGCTGTTCCTCGGCTGTACCGTTGCCAATATTTGGCAAATCAATAAAATTCACTATACATCACTTCCAATCTCCAATACCTTTGAAATCGAATAAATTTTGCAAGTACCTTTGCCTTCAATACGAATTGCAAAGTGGTCACATCTGCGAGGAAGAACAGGAATGCTATAAGATTTAGTGCCGTGACCGCCAATTGATGAAACTGTTTCCCAATGCTCTGAGTCATCATAGCGAATACGCATTCTAATTTGGCTTGTAATCGGTTTTTGTACTCTAAGTAACATTCTGCCTACATACTTGTTATCTGAGTAAGAATAGCCTATAGAGCCTGTTTCTGCATACCATTCAAAGTCATCTTCTGCCGTACCTCTGCCTGTTGTGGTCATAAGCTGATAACTGTCGGCATCAATGAAGTAAAGGTCTGTCTTAACCTTGCAGAATTCTTTGATGTGAATGTTATCTTCCTTGTGCCACATTCTAGTAGTGATATCATAAACGAAGAGAGTCCATACACCGCTTGTGTCCTGCATACAGATATAATATCTATTACCAATACTACCGCTGACAGCGTTGCTATAGCTAACCGCACCGAGAGGATTTGATATGCTTGTCGGCAACGAACCGTCATAGTAGCAGACATCTGTTGCGGATTTATAAAACAAGGTTTCATTGAGTATGCAAAGGCTCTTTGAAGAACCTTTCTGAACACCTCTTACTTTCTGCTCGATGACCTGATAATTACTCGGCATTGAGCCGTAAACCTTGTGTATGCAATTTTCTTTGAAAAAGAGTAAATAGTTACCGTAAGCAATTGCACCTGTCCACACACCGTCAGAACCGACAGAAACGGCATATGAGTCCGTTGATATACCTGCATATACGAACCAGTTCTTGAAATCACCCTGCTTGCAAGCATAGATTTCATTGACGATTTTGCCCTCGTTGTTAAGACCGTAACGGCATCCCCACAAACGGTTGTTCGATTCGATGACAAAATCCATAATCGGAGCAACACGCTCAAGTTTGACTGTACCTGTAGACTGAGTGACAACATTGTCAAGTATTGCAGTAACTACAATCCAGTTTTCCTTCTCGTCAATAGACTTGATAAGCATTGAAGTGTTAAGAGCATCAATCTGTTCTTTGATTTTGTCGCTACCCGAAGAGGAAGAGGAGTCACAACCGCTGATTGTTACAGCATCACCTTCCTTGAAACCTTTTCCGATGCCTGTTGACTCAATACGCACATAGGTTGTTGATAGAGATGACCACATCCGTGTGTTTGAGTTCCATACCTTCAAGTAGTGCGTGTCACCGCTTGTATCAAGCCATTTATATCCGTTTGCGACTGTTTCCTTCTCACCGACATTAGGTGACTCATCACCTACATAGACATAGTTTTCACCTTTTGGGTTTTGGTACTGATATTTAGTGCCATCTTGCGTACACATTGTATATACAACATTGTTGACCTCTGTTGCTATTTCAATAGTGTTATCAAGATATCCCCAGTCGGATGTATCTTCCGTATTAATGAAGACCTTATCAGGAAAGATAACAAGATATGCACCCATTGATACCATTGTTTTTTCTGTGTCCGTCAAAATAATATGGTCAACCTTTTCTCCGTCAATGTATAAATACATACCGTCAATGTAGCAGAGGTTATCACAGCTTGCCATACATTTGGGTTTGGTAAACTGTTGAACAATACCTCTTTTATCTCTCGGTGACAACACAGGATAGTAATTGCCTGTCATATTCTGCATATCGTAGAATTCTGTGTCACCAATGCGGATGTTGTGATTATATCCTGCAAACTGCTCTTGATACTCTCGCTGTGCAGAGGATGAATCAAGCTGTGGAAAATTGAAAGCCATAATATCACCGCCTAAAATGTAATGTGCGCAATCTCTTTTGGCATATGGTTGCAATGCCACCAATTGACGAAAGAATCATAATGGTTGCTGTACTGTGCAGATGATGCGTTGTATCTGTCATACTCCTTGTTGACAAGGTGTATTTGGAGTTCAAGAAATGCTTTGTAAATCTCTACTGCATATGGTTTCGGAATCAGTAATGGCTGATTGCGTGATGTATTCTCATCATATCCGATAAAGTCTGTGTCTGCATAACCTTCGTGCGTATCAAAGACTTCGTTCTTAACCATTCTGTCGAGAGAATCAAGCCAGGCAATCTTTTCGTCTTCTGTGCGGTTGTTCGGTACTGTTGCATCAATCATATCAATTGCATCAGCTATTGTAATGTAGTCCATATTTTCATCTCCTTAAAAATAAAAAAGAGGCGGAAAAACCGCCTCTTAATCTCATAATCAAGCCATCGGCTTGCTGTCTTTGAATGCCATTTTCTTGATGAATTCTCTCGCCTGTGTGCGAGCTTTTGCTTTGTTATTGATAACCTCAGCAAAGATTTCATCTACCTCAACAGGCACATCGGTCTGCACAAGAATATTGTGACCGTTGACCGAGAAGAATTCCTGTTCTGCTCCGTCACCCTCAATCTGAGGGTCACGGGGAAGAATAACAGTAACCTTCTTACCTGTAAGACCTGCATTTGCATTCTTATTTGAATTTGTAGCCATAGATAATCTCCTTATCAGTTTTCTTCATCGACAGATGAGTAAGAAGAACCTGACTCGACACGGAGGATTCTCTCCTCATAAAGAATCTTAGCACCGTGGCTGAATTTGTAGCCTACTGTGCTGTAAAGTTCGAGAGGACCGCCAATCTCTGACTTATCCTTGATAATCATATGCATTGACTCGTTTTCAGGTTCAATGATGCCGAAAGCCTTTGCACCGAGAAAAAGTGTGTCATATGTAGCGATGCCGAGTTTGTTGTGTGCGTGAATCTTACATTCCGTTGATTCAACGAAACGGCAACCGTGAAGTTCGCCAATTTCGCCCTTGAAGATAGGTGCTGTGTCATTGTACTTGTGGTACTCTTTCCACTCGTCAGACTCTGTAAGGTCATGAGCGACCGAGGGATGGATAAGACATACATAGCTACCGTTAATCTTCGGTGCTTTGTTCTTCTTGAGCCAAGTAACAGCCTTTTTTACAACAGCAGGAGTGAGAACACAATCTGCTGTGAGTGTATCTCTTGTTGAGATTACTGTGCCGTCCTTCTTCGGACAGTACATAACAGAGTTACCTGCAATGAGGACATTTCTGGTGAGTGTGTCCATAGTCGCACCTGCCGATGCACCCATCTCTTCTGTACAGCCCTGAATAATCGGGTCATATGCCTCGTACTCAAGTCTGTCTGTGATTGTGGTGTAATCGCCGTGCTGTGATGTTGTGCCTTCAATCTTCGTCATACCGAAAGCCTGTCCTGTCGGTGTAACACCTTCGGTAATCGGTGTGAGAGCTTTCGGGAATGTGTTGAATTTACGCCATTCACACTTATTGCCGTGAATCTTCTGCTTGTCGCCGAACTGATTGAAGATAAGTTCTGCCCTTGCGTTTTCGAGAAGGGAAGTGTCGTAGAATGTCTTCATTGTCGGGGACATTCTACTTGCGGATGTTTTGTTTGCGTTCAATGTGGTTTCGTCAGCGAAAAGCTGGAGAATAAGATTGTACATAATATTAGACATAATAATGCTCCTTTATTGTTAGAATTTTGGAGCAACACCAGTCCTTATGAACTGTTCCTTGATGCGTTTGAAATCATCAAGAGTAAACTGTGACGGGTCATCCTTCACAATGACGGATGCACGGTGATTCATACCGTTTTCCCTCGGTCTTTCTTTGTTGGCTTTAACTGCATTTGCAGTATTGATAGCTGTCTGATTGACCGCATTGTTTACTGTAGCGTTGAGAATGTCCTTGTAATGAATCACACGGTAAGCGTTGTCTACTGAAAGACCGATACCGCCTAATTCCTGCGGGTCAACGAGCTTACGAAACTGAGGATTACTCATCTCTGTTTCAAGGTCGAAAGACGGAAACTGTTCTCTCATTGCATCCGACTGACTCACAAGGTTTCTGCAATGATTGTCGATAAATATCTGTCTTTCTCTGTCCGCCTGTTCACGCTTGTTGTTCTCAAGAATTCTCTCTGCTTTCTTGACTTTGACATATTCCTCAACAGGTAATCCTGCCTCAAGTGCCTCGTCTTCATACAGCTTCGTGTCATTCTGAATGCTGTTGCTGAGGTCATCAAGGAAACTGTCTGATGCGGAATCAAGTCCGTATCTGACATTAGCTATGTTGAGGATGTCACGCATTCTTGCGTTTTCAGCCTTGAGCGACTCCTGCTCCTTGAATCTCTTTGAAAAGGCTTTGTCCATATACTTCTGGGCATCGTCTTTCCACTCGTCAGACTTGACGAGTTCGGCAAAAGTCATTTTCGGCTTTTCTTCGGGAACAGCACCGACTTCGGTGTTGCTTTCACTCTGCTTACCGTAAACAATCTTCGGTGCAGAGCCTTTGCCATCGGCAGGGAACGATGTGTTTGTTGTTTCTCCTGCAATGCCTGTTGAGCTTTCACCTGTTCCTGCTCCTGCGGATGCACCTGCAGATGCACCGCCACCACCGTCAGCAAAAAGCTGAATGTTGAAACAACGGAACATAAGTTCAGTAACAACGGCTGTTGAGATAGTCTTATCCATTGCTATCTCCTTCCATAAAAAGTCTGTGGTTAAGGTCACGAGCCTATGTTCTCAATTTATCATTGCAGAATAAAATACCTCAAACCATCAATTTCAAAACGATAAAAAATTTTGCAATTCGTAAAAATGGGTGTTTTTTACGAATTGAACATTTTGCGGTCATCAGCAAAATGTTATTTTAGGCATAAAAAAAGCACCCGATTATGGGTGCTTAAAAACCTTAGAAACCTTAGAAACCTTGGGAAAGAGTTAAATAACGGTCAACTTAATGTTATCGGGATAGTTTTCGGCAAGCAGATTAAAGCCTGTTGTAACGGTCATAAAGACTAACTGCACATTAGGTTCGTATTCCTCATTAGGTTTGCATCTGTATGTAACACGCTGTTTCTCGCCCTCGCCATTGATAGTGAATGACGGTGATTCTGTCATAGCTGTGCGGAATTCTTCAAGCGTGTTTGCGAGTGTGTACAAGAGCGTTGATGCTCCTGCACACACAATATCTTTGCCATTCTCGGCAAAATCTGCGTGACCTCTCATTGTTACGGTGTAATTTTTAGTATCGACTTTAACTTTAAGCATATAGAATTCTCCTTACTGATTAACCTGAGTTGATGCCTGTGCTTTTTCCCTTGCATTTTTAATAAATGACTTTTCGGATGTATCGTCTGTTGTAATGCCGTCAACAGAGAGATTACCGCTCGGTTCTTCGGAATTGTTTCCATTTTCAACGAGAATCGCCTGTGCAAGCTGTTCAGCCATCTGCGTGCCATTCTGCATATCTACCTGCTGTGCAAGGTTGAACGCAATCTTTTGTAACTGCTGATACTTATCAAACATTGTGCCGTTTTGCATTATCATCTGTATGATTTCATCCTTGTGTGCGAAATCCATTGTCTGTAACAGCATAAGCGACATATCGACATTCTGAGGAGAGAACACACCGAGATTGTACAACTGTATCGCAAGTTCGTTTTGCTCCATTTTCGTGTATGGTGAGGCTTTCTGTGCGGTGACTTCTATATCAAAGCAAGGCAGTCTGAGTCCCATATCTCTACCAAGAATGCTTGGCTGTTTCTGTGGCTTGAGTCCTGCGTTGTTGTATTGCACGAATTTTTCCTGTCCGTATTTGCCTGTGATGCGATACTCTCTGAGTACATCGTAAAACTGACGGATTAATTCAATAACCATATTCGTAATCTTGCGGTGCATCGTGTACATAATCTTATTATGAGTACGGCTCATCTTACCGCTCTGTTCCTGCATTGTCGCAATAGCCGATGCGGCGGTGACTCCCGAAGTGCTACCGCCATTATTGACATCACGGTTACCGAGTGTTTCCTTCATCTCAGCTATGAGGTTTTCCCTCATATTCACAACGAAGGTTGGGACTGGCGAGATTGTAATCGGCAGAATTGAGTCATTGTTAAGACTGCTTGTTGTGTGTACAAAGTCTTTGCTCCAATCAGCAAATTCAGCCTCGTTGACCGCTCCGTTGGTCTTGATGAAGTATCTCGGCTTGCTTGTTACTCTCGCATTAGTAAGCATAGCCTGTGTCAATACATCAATAGCGTGTTGGTCACCTCTGCCGATATCCGTATATCCGTATCCTGCAATACTGCCCTCAACAGGGAATAACGGTGTAACTACAAAGGGATAGAGTCCGTGGTCATACCAACCGTTTGGATAATTTTCTGCATCGTTTTCGGTTGCAAAGAGTACAGTACCCTCTACAAACTTGCAGTAATGCAAGACCTGATTACCGTTGCTGTCAGACAGCTTGTAGAACCAATCTACAACGGTTGTCTTACCGTCTGTGTCGATAGCATCATCTGTACGATATTGGTCTGATATAACCTTGTGGCTGTTGAGCTTGCCTTCAAGCTGTGGATATTGCTTAACAAGCGATTCATTATCCACAAGTGAAGTATGAAATACTTCTTTACTATCCTGTATATCGGTCACACCGCTCTCCCAAAACAGATTGAGTATGTCAATCTTTTCAACCGATATGTCACCGAGTCCATCGTGTTTAGTTCCGTCCCAAAAGACTCCTGCACAACAAACTCCCTGTTTAAGTATGTAGTTGGCAAGTTCTGAGTAAGTGTTTTCGTAATCGTTTTCCTCGAAGATAACAGGGAGAATACTCTTAAGCTTTTCAGCCTCTTCCACATCATCTTCACGCTTAGGTCTGATGTTTGATTCAGGATAACCGTCCATCAAGTCAGCGTGCTTTGATGCAATACAGTTCCACAGCCAAGCTGTTGCGACCTCGTTGTCACCTTTTTTCTTGTTGCCATTGTGGTCATAGTAATCCCATTGACGGAGTTTCCAATAATCCTCATTCGCTTTAATTCGCCTGTCAAGGCTTGTCTTGTAGGTCTTGTACCGCATTAATCGGTCATATGCCTGTAAGACTGTACGCTCAGTTACAACAGGGTTCAACACGGCTTTCGCCTCTGTTGTATCACCGCCTACAATGCCTTGTGTAGGTGCGTTGTCATCAGACAACATCTGTGTTGTCTGTTCTGTTGTTGTGCTATCCTGTGGCATTTCTGAGCCATTCTGCATATGTTCAAGCTGATTCCGTTCGTCCTGAGTCCATAAGATGCGGTTATCGGGAGCAGACTGCGTTCTCTGCAGTTCTGTCTGCTGTTCTGCTTGTCTGCGTTCCTTTTCTTCTCGTCTTTTTTTTCGTCTTAATGCCATAAGTAATTCTTCCTTTCGTTATCTTCCGACAGCGGATTTGGCTGTGGTGTTTTTGGCTCAATCTTGCGTGCAGGAGCTATCGGTCTTGACATACACCAATATCGCAACGCATCAGCAATGTGGTCTTCTTGACTTGTGTCCAAGTCCTCTTTTTTTGTTTCATCAAACATAAGCAAAGGCAGAGTCCTTATCGTGTGCTTGCAGTTGCTGAACACATAGAGCATCGGCTTGCCGACTTCATCAAATGCAAAACGATAATGCATCTGCATCCAACCTGCAATACGGTCATTCTGTCCTTTATCAAAGTAAATGCCGTATTTTTCAGCTACATCGTTGACTGACTCGCCTCGTGAGCCGTCCCAAATTGCTGGGTCTGCCACTCCTTGAATATCCCGACCTGCAAGCTGTGGCTGTGTGTGTTCGTACTCCGACAACATCTCAAACTGCTTATATGGTTGCCACTTGACACCTTCATTCGGTGTCGCTGTACATCCGTAATATTCATCAATAACATACGCTCGTCCGTCATAGTCTACAGCTATGTACAGCATTGCGAACGGTTTACCGTAACCAAAGTCATATGCTCGATATACTCGCCATTCCTGCGGTATATCAAACGGCTCTATCACATTAGTGTATCTGCCGTATTTGAGAGCATCCTCAGGAGAAAGACCGAGCTTGTGTGCCTCTGCAACATCGACCTCTGTGCGGAAATCCTCAAAGAACATACCCTCGAAGACATCCCATCTACCATATAGCCAAGCATCACGGAGTTTTGGGGGCAATGCCTCAAGCTGTTGAATGTATTCAGGCTGACTCTCCATAAGAGCCTTGTTATCCGTTACAAGCGACTGTATAAAGCAGTAATCGTCAGCTTGCTCATACTGACCAAATTTGCGGTCAATAAACAACCGCTTAAAATAGCCGTGACTCTGACCGCCTGGATTCAGAGTATAATAAATTCTTTTCGGGTAATCGTTGACACCACGCAAGCAAGCCGTAATAGCTTTGATTTGGTGTTCTGACAACAGACAAGCCTCATCGATGAAGATTACATCAAATTCAGCTCCCTGATACTGTTGCAAGTCAGCATCATTCTTGCAATAACCGAATTTTATTGTTGAGCCGTTCGGAAATGTAAAAATCTTGTCCTGTGTATTGTATCGGGCGATTCCTGCCAGTTCTGCTCTTAGCGTATTAATGTGGTTGTTGAACAATTCGGGATAAGTTCTACGGACTATAAGTATCTTAATTCCTGCGTACCTCGCACACAGCAATTTGGCTTTCATTCTCACAGCAAATGACTTTCCTCCGCCTCTCGCTCCGCCATACGCAACATATTTCTGCTTTGCAAGCAAGAATTGTCTTTGCTTGTCATTCGGTACACCTAAATAGTTAATCTTTGTCATTCTGCGTACCTCTCTGCCTCATCTGAGAGAGCAAACATAGTCGGCTCTATGCTGTCCTTGTCCTGCTGTGCTTTGAGCCGTTCACGCTCAAGGGCAAGCCGTTCACGCTCAAGGGCAAGCCGTTCAGCCTCAAGTCTTCCGATAATGCCGTGCAGATTTTGTTTAACCTCTACGGCATCTTTCAACGCTCTTGACAAACTTTGCAGGTCTTTGGTCTGCATCGGCGGAATGACATCATAGCCGTTTGACTCATCGCCCTCTCGCCTCAAAAAATCAAGGATTAAATCATCCATCTTGTCTGAGGCTTTAATAAGTTTCGTCATTTTGTTGACTTTTTGCTTTTCAATCTGTTCTGTAGCTTTTTTGTAGACATTTTGTGTAACTTTTTGTCTTTTTTCACGCAGACCGTACTCATCTATATGCCTACGCAGGGTTGACTCTGCCATACCATATTTTTGGCGGATTTCAAACTGCTCCAAGCCGTTTATATATTCTTGTTCAATCTCGTCCCACGGATATTTATTTGATGACATTGTCACACCTCTTTTGCACTATAATGTTTAAATTAAATACTATATAAGCAAAAAAAAATTCGCTAACCGCACACGGCGAACAATCAGCGAACAGTCAGCGAAAAAATATTTTTTCAAAAAAATTCAAAAAAGCTATTGACAAGGCACGAAATTCGTGTTATTATAAAGGCACAACAGAGGGAAACCTCCAAAAAACAAAAGGAGATTAAACACTATGACAAACACAAAATGGTTTAACAATCCAAAAACACTTGAAGAACTCAAAAAGCAGTACAAAAAACTTGCGATGGCTCATCATCCCGATTGCGGTGGATCAACAGAAGAAATGCAAGAGATTAATGCCGAATATGACGAACTCTTCGCAGTTCTCAAAAACGCAAAATCAACCACAGACGGCAAAGTGTACGAAACCGCCGAGGAAGTAAAAGAAACTCCCGAAGAGTTCAAAAACATTATCAACGAACTTGTTAAACTGCAGGGAATTGAAATTGAAATCTGCGGTTCTTGGGTATGGGTAACAGGCAACACATATAACTGCCGTGAACAGTTGAAAGCCTTGAAATTCAGATTTTCAAAGAAGAAAACAGCGTGGTATTATCACAACGAAGATTACAAGAAAAAGAGCAAAAAAACATTCAGTCTTGATGAAATCCGTGAACTCTTCGGAAGTGAGAAAATTACACAAAAGCAATCACTCTTGGCATAATATCTAATCGCTGAGCTAACGGCTTGACGGGCAAATGATAAACGAGTATATAACGCTTGACGAATTAGGCGGTATATTTGCAGACCTCGAAGCGTTAGAAAATCTTTCAAGCAGATTAACAGCACTTAAATCAATAGTTGATAGTATTGAATGTAAGTAATTAACGAAAAAGCCGATAGACAAAAGTCGCTGAGTTATAAGAAAAAAGAGGTTTTTTAAATTATGAGAAATTGGAATGTGTTCGCTATTCACAAAGGCGGTCAAAACGCTGATGAAGAAACTTACAATAGCAAAGCAAAGGCAATTAGAGTCGCAAATAAAAAACTTGTAGAAGGTGAGGAATATGAAAGTATAAGTGTTATAGCCGACAATGGTGAAGAATTATTGGACGAAACAGAAATAATAATAAAATAAAGCAAATATCTTTTTATACTCATCCCACCCGAAAAAATTTTCAGATTTTTTCAAAAAACTATTGACAACACGAAATCCGTGTAGTATATTATAATCAACAAACCAAAACACAAGGCAACACCCACAGGCACAAAAGAAGGAGAAAAAACACTATGAAAAGAATTTTGACAACAACTGCAACCCCTGAAATTGATAACGATGATAATTGTACTTGTCAATATTTTGACCAGTTCGGTAACTCTTATTTGGTGGAGTACGCAGTAATCAATCCAAAAGCCGAAAACTTTGAAGATGTTTGCGATTGGGATGATTTCACAATTTACGGCGGCGGTTACTCCGATGTCGATATTACAGGAGAATTTGAAGAAATCTTCATCGAATCCGAAAGCGGCTACAATCAAGCTTTTGTGAGCAAAAATAATTTAACCGATAAAGATATTGACGGTGAGATATTCAAGGAAATTCCACTAACTTTCACATCTGAAAGTACATCGGGTGATATTTTTGAAAAAATCGTCGCTCTTGGGTACAGTGAAATAAATGCCAAAAGCAAGGCTTTGAATGACCTCAAGTATGCTTGTTGCACCGATTTCACAAGTCCAGCAAGTTGCAAAAAAGGTACAACAATCGAATATTTCAAAGCATACGGAATCCCATTTTATGATAATTTCGGTTATGATGAAGACGAAATAGCAGAGTTTTGTGGCTGGGAACAATGCCTTATATATGAGTACAAATGCTATAAATTTGCTTTACCTGACGATTTTAGCAGTTACAAAGAGGGCGGAGAAATTGAGTCGGACGAAATCCGTAAATTTGACTCTTGGAAAGATGTTTACAAGTCATTGAATATTTAAAAAAGGGTGATAATTATGACAATAAAAGAGGCACGCATTAAGGCAGGATTGACACAGCGAGCAATGACGGATTTGTTACTTATTCCGTATCGTACTGTACAGGATTGGGAGTCGGGAAAACATAACCCACCGATTTATGTCGAAAAGTTAGTTATCGAAAAGCTTCTGCAAATCGCAGAACAGTCAAGCAAAAAAGGCACACCATAAACGGTGTGCCTTTCCTGCGAGGTCATCTATACGGAAGAAAGGATAAAAAAACTAATCTACCACAGTAGAAATTAAAAAAAACAAACTTCCGTGCTTCATATTATACAGCATCTTTGGGCATCTGTCAATTATGACAGAGCCTTTTTACTGTACAGGATTGGGAGTCGGGAAAACATAACCCACCGATTTATGTCGAAAAGTTAGTTATCGAAAAGCTTCTGCAAATCGCAGAACAGTCAAGCAAAAAAGGCACACCATAAACGGTGTGCCTTTCCTGCGAGGTCATCTATACGGAAGAAAGGATAAAAAAACTAATCTACCACAGTAGAAATTAAAAAAAACAAACTTCCGTGCTTCATATTATACAGCATCTTTGGGCATCTGTCAATTATGACAGAGCCTTTTTTGCGTTTGAAATTTTAGCTCTTAGCTTGCTGACATAATTGTTCATCAGCTTTGCGGTTGCATTGATTGTGTCGACTCCAACCTCACCGTTAACCTTGATTTTTGAAATAGTCTGTACTTCTCTGACAGCCTTTTCTGTTCCGTCACCGAAACCTGCAGATGAGTCAACCTTAGTCTTGATGATACCTGCATTATACAGGTACAAAAGCTGTTTTTTGTATGCAAGGATAGCATTGTTTGTTAAACCCTTCTTAATCATTTCTTCCTTCACCTCTGATTTTGATTTGATAATGTTTTTATTAATGATAACATCGGTGTCAACATTACCGCTGATACCGCTGATTCTGCCGTTATCGGCATTCTGCCATATATCGCAAGACTTGGATGGGTTTGATGACCATTGTGCAAGCCAAATACTGTATTTACTTCTGAGCTTTTCATAATCAAGGTAATTGTTGAGCCAGTTAAGATTACTGTACACTCCTGCACGGTAACCACCAGATTTGATAGCATCGCAAAAAGCAATTGCAATGTTTGTCAGAGCAGACATACCGAGCCTTGTCTGACCGCTCTCCTCGAGGTCATAATATACAGGCAATTCAAGCGTTTTGCCTTTAATGCACGCAAGGCATACCTTAGCCTCCTGCTTTGCCTCTGCGACAGAGTAAGCGTAAGAGTACCAATATACTCCGACCGCAAGACCTGCCTTCTTAGCGTTCCTGTAATGCGTTTCAAATTCAGAGTCTTTCTGATAGGTTTCTTTACCGAATCCCGCACGGATAATCACAGCATCAATACCGCTGTTCTTGACTTTGTTGTAGTCAACTCCTGTCTGACAATAACTGACGTCAATAGCAGTAACTTTCATTACTATTCCTCACTTTCGCAAATGATTTTCTTGTTTTCAAACTTCTTGTCTGACTTATCTAAGTGATTTAAAACATACTTGCGTACCTCTGAGATTGCAAGCTCAATAAAATTTACATTTGTCATAATTATTCCTCTACTTTCTCGTAAGTTTTATTAAAAATATCGGGTTTACACGGGTACTTCTCACCGTTTACACCTGTGATAATGTAATCCCCAACACTTGCGTGCATATCGCCTTCAAGCGTTGGAATAATCAGTTCTTTGTCAGTCTGATAGGCTTCAATAATAACAGGTCTTTTACGATATTTTGCCATTGTTATTCCTCACTTTCTGATACTTCGGGCAAGCCTGCAATGCTTGTCAAGACAGACAACACACCTGCAAGCAGAGATGCCGAGCCTACCGCAATCCAGTTTACATCTGTCATCACGGCAGACACACCGATTGTCGCAATAGCAGTCTGAGCAACGGTCTTAATTGCTCTGACGGCTGTTGCTTTTGCCCATTCTTTGGTAAAAATCTTTTTCATTTTCATTCTTTCCTTTCGTTGTTTTTTTCAAGGTCTTCAATCCGATGATTGGCAACCTTAATTTCCTCGTCAACAACAGCGTTGTGCTGTTCGATTTTGTAAGTTCTCTCAATCAGATTGTTGTGCTTCTCAACCTTTTCCTCAAGCTTTGAAATCCTGTAGCTCGACATCCGATTGCTCGCCAACACACCGCAGAGAGAGCCTATAACCGTGCCTGTGAGAGATACAAGCGACACGATAACTTCGGGGTTCAATTCCATCACTTCGCTTTCGTTATGTTACCTTGTGAGTGACTTAATTATGTGCTTTTTTTTATTGAAATACTAACCTCAAAAAATAAACTTTCAAACATATACTTTTTGAAATAGATGTGTTATAATTAAGTTAGCAGGAGTCCTTTTCCTGTTGTGATTTTCATTGTTTGTCATCGTCTGATGACTCGGACGGACAGAGGTTGTCCGATGACTTGTTTGCGTGACTTCGGCAGGGCATCCGACAACACCATCTTTCAGTGTGTTTCAATTGTGGATGTTGAAACACAACAACAATTAACAGGCTGTCCGTCCTGCCTTTCAACCACTCCTTCTTGATATAAATGCAATACTCTCACCCTCCTATGGCAGAACAAAAAGAGCATCTCGTTTTGAGATGCTCTTTTTGCTTTATCTGCGATTTTTATTTTTCCTTAGATTGCGACTTATAATACTACTTGCAAGAGCGTTCTGTGATTCGATATGCTCCCATATGTAATTATTTCTCTTCCGTACATCTTCTTTGAACGCTTTGTACTTTTCACAATTACTATGGCATCTCAGATGCCTCTCTGAGCAGTTATAACAGCAGTTATTTACCTGTTGAGCCAAAGCCACCATCGCCTCTTTCTGTTTCATCCAGAGTATCTTCTACCTTGAAAAAGGCTGTTATATATGGAATAAACATTATCTGACTAATCTTATCCCCTGCGGTGATACGATAATCTGTACCGCTGTTATTGTACAGCTTAACACCGATAGAACCCGTGTAATCGGGGTCAATCAATCCTGTTGAGGTGATGCCGTGTTTAACATTTAATCCGCTTTTGGATATCAGCACTCCTGCAATATCCAGTGGAATCTGAATGTGTACTCCGCTATCGATAAATACACTTCTGTGAGCAGGTACAACTACATCAATCGGCGAGAAAATGTCATACCCAACATCTGTTGCGTGTGCCTTTTTAGGCATTTTTGCTCCTTCATCAAGCATAATTTTCATTACTGATTTCATCATTTGCTATCATTCTCCTTTTCAAAATAAAATTTCACAGGCTTTTCAACTTCCTGAATTAAACCATATTTTTTCGCTAAACGATAAATAAAAGTCTTTTCAAGTCCTGATGTTAGTTTTCCCAACCGCTTTCTGAAATCTTCAATTGTCATTGTTGATTTGTAAAAATTACACATTCTACAGGCAGGATTATAATTTTCGATGTCATTCGCACCATTGTACCAGTACACGCTCTGTATATGGTCAACCTGCATATCCTTTAATGCAAGCTGACAACCACAATAAGCACAATGACCATTATATTTTTGATATACTTTAAGTCTTGTATGCTTTGATATAGATTTTCTACTACCCATTATATTTACCTCTACTGTTTGAAATATATGAAATTAGGATATATCAGCACCTTTGGGACTGATGTTTCGATTTCAATTAAGTTCAATTCATCAATCAAATCATCGAAGAGCAAATCAAATTCTTGCCCTTTCCAATTCAGCTTTTGTCCGCAATTTGAACAAAAATTTTCACTTCCTGAAAGCTTAAGACCGCAAGAGCGACAATAGGCTTTATTTGAGGGGGAAATAGGTATCTGCTTTTCGACAGCTTTATCAACGAACAATTCCGCATCCTCTTTCTCTCTGCGTGCTTTAATTGAGTTATACATTTTCTGTAACTCTTCCGCAGGAAACTTATCTGCTAATTCGGTGAGCCAAGCTAAGTCTGTGTCGCTGTGTTCGTTTGGTTCAATTTTAAAGCAATCATTTACTGTATCATTTGCTGTCAAGATTTTAATATTTTTCATTTTGTTTTACTCACCTTCTTCACGCTGATTCCACGCTCTTACGGCATCCTCTGCTGAATCCCAATATGCCGTTTCGGTCGCACAAAATAAATAACATTTGTATTCGTGCATACAATTGATTTCATAACCTTGTCTACCTGTTGGATATGTGACCTTTACCACTTCTGCACCAAAACCGCAAAACGGACAGGGCTTGATTTTTAGTTCAGGTATTTTCATCATATGCCTCTTCCTCATATTCTTGTTTTGTACAGCTTACAGCGTGATATCCGCTAAGTCCAAGTATATTACAAAGGTTTTCAGGCCTTATACATCCAGAACTTTCTACATAGCTCTCTATTTCATTTGTTTCATTGTTAATCAATTTGTAATAATATTTCATTCTATATCACTCCTCATCTCAACAATTCATCTGTTGTGATGTTAAATAAATCCGCTACAGCTATTATGGTTTCGATATTAGGCTCAATTTTTCCCTGCTCATAGTAAGATATACTTGTCCTGCTCAAATAGAGCTTTTCACCCAACTCATCTTGCGTTAATCCATTTTTAAGCCTTAACGCTTTTAGCTTTTCAGGGAATGCCATTATTTTTCACACTCCATTTCATCTGACCAATCCAACCTCTGCCCACAATGATAGCAGTAATTCAATAAGCCTTTGCCTGTGAATTGCCTTTCGCAGTTAGGACACTCATATGTAGTCACATAACGGATAACCTGTTCATCAGCCAGAATAGGCTTTCTCGACTTACTTAACTCAAGTATTTTTTCAAAATTGTTGTAATCTTCTTCGGTTTCGTATCTGATTTCAACGGTCTTATACGGCTTTTTAGCAGGTTCAAACTTTCCTGTTTTTTCGTTGTACATAATTTCCATTACTCTTCACACTCCGTATCCATTTTTGCACCACAACTTGGACAAAAATTAAAAACTCTGCTCCAAACTGAATCGCACCTTGTACAACGATAAAAATCATCTGAAAATTTACTGACTACCCATTGAGCGTGTGCAGTATTATCAATCTTTTCAATCTTAATCTTTATACGGCTGATTTTTTTAATGTGGGATAACTTAAATACACACCTATCAACCACATTATCACCATAAGTACAAAAATAGCGTAACTTCGGTATCGTCAAATTAGGGTCGTTTTCAAAGGCTTTTTCACCTGTCTTATGTAAAATACCCTCAATTACCGTGCCGTCAAAAAGGATAACTTCAACTTCGCTATCAAGATACTTCTCAAGTTTATCTCTTGTCATCACTCTTCACCATCCTCAATAGAAATAGGCTGATTCCAACACTTAACGCAGTAATGGTCTTTCCTGCAATCATCTTTGTTCATTAGTCCCAAATGATATGGGCATATGCCTTTAGGTATTCCAGTATCATAAAGCTGGACATTAGGATAGTTTTTCAAAAACTCTGTAAGAAATGTCTTTTGCGGATGCTCATTCGACCATTTCTGCACTATTTCTATTGCTTTTTTAGGATAAAGCATTTCAAAATCTGTACAGCATATTCCGTCACCGTTGTTATAACTACTCAAGAGACAGTTTGTACATTCCACTTTGCATACTCCTGACTCTGTTGTTTTAGACATCCTCTTTTTCTCAGCAAGATAGTTCTCAGTCTTGAAACAATCAATCATTATTAATCTTCCTTTCCCAATCCTTTTTCATTGCCTTGCGTTTTTTTGGACAATCCTTCCAATTGCGATTTTTTCGTTTCCAACGGAAAGAAAAGAGCTTATAGCGTAAGCCTTTGTATTTGATACCGTGATACATTATTTCACCACCTTAAAATCAATAATATTTTCGTACCAATTTAAGATATGGATACGAAAGCCGATAACCGTTAATTCGTAGGTTTCGCCCTTCTTCAAAGCACCGTAAACATCAGACGAGTTGAATTTCCCTCTGAATAATGTATCTGTATCCTCAAAAACATAAGTCTTACCGTTTTCATCCTCACCGTAAATAAGATATTTACTGTCGATGCTATCTTCGGCAACCTGTGTTGTCACACGCTCTTTATCGGTGATTGTTACGGTGTATGTGTGGTCATTGCTGAAATTTATCACAGGAACAGCAATAACTGCGATAACAACTAATGCGATTGCTGTTAAGCAACCTAACAAACTTCTATTTGACATTTTCTTTCTGCCACTCCTTGTATTTTCTGTATAGATATGGTCTTGCTGTTTTCAACATCATTTCCATATGTTTTTGGCTTGCAATAGGGTTATATTCTTTTTGCAGGTCTGCGTTATCCATTGCATCTAACGCTTTTTTGATTTTTTCAGAGTCTATCATTTTTCAAGACTATATCCTGCCAGTTCAGCTACATATGACTTAATATCCTTGAGTTCTGATAAGATAGCCTCCGCTGTTGATTCTGTATTTTCCGCTGTCGGCTTTTTCTCAATGGCTCTTGAATTCCATACCGCCTCTGCTAAATCCGGCACATACACAGGCGGTGAATTTTTGAAAGTAATAAAATATTTGCAGTAAGTGCAAGCGATTTTTACCTCGTTCTGAGTCGGGTCATATCCTGAAACTAAGTCCGTGTTACCACAAAACGGACAACCTTTCTGCAAGTTCAAGATTGGTTTTTCTTTTTTACTCATTTAGTCCACCTCAATTTCTGTATGTAAATAACTTCCGCTGTCGATTGTATTTTTCAGCTTTTTACCATAATCAACGCCGTGATGCTTGAGAGCCATAATCTTATCAAACTCTCTGTGCATCTTAATTGAGCCGTACTCGACATTATCCTTGTATTCTTCGGTGTACTGCTCTGCATCATCTTTCATCTTGTGAATATAATGAAGAGCCTCGATATTAAGCTGATACAATCTTTTCGCTCCGAATCCAAAATAATGATTGAGTACAACCGATGCTAATTCAAGACCGTAGCCAATGCCAACATCGAAGATTTCGCCCTTCTGTCGGTCATTGTACTGCTTGTTGCGTGCTTTCCAATTTGCTTTCATTTGCGATTCTCCTTTCTGCGAAAAGAGAAAAACGCATATATCGGTGCAACGAAGATATACGCTAACAGCACAATAAATCTGTAAGCAGGGCTGTCAATGGCAGTCACCGCTATTATAGCGGTGATGCCGAGGAACAGAGAGCCTCTCTCAAGAATCCACATAAGTGTTGACTTTAACGCTGATAAGACAGCAATCGTAAATCCTGTTGAATATCTGTACACAGGTGTATCAGATATCCTGTTGAGCATTCTTTTCATTGTTTACACCTCTTTTATAAAATCAAAAAGAGAATTGTCAACCATATGGTTGATGACTTTAGCAAGTTTTTTAGCATAGCCTGTATATCCCTCTTTTTTTGCAACAACGATAGATGTGGCAACAGCTGAGATTGTCAACGACATCAATTCAAGTTCTGAGTCGATATTTTCAATGTCGCTTATAGCCTCATTGTCATTAACTTTCTTGACGATGAGAAACGGTTTTGATTCTCTGTTGAGATTCATCTTGAGCGGATTCTTATTCTTCATCTTTTTCATCTTTTTCTCCTTTCTCGGTTTCGTGTTTTGATTTTGCCTCAAGGTCATTAATCAGTTCCTTGAAGGCATCTTTAAGCATCTCTGTTGCAACATCTTCTTCCGAAGTGAAATGTTCTCCGTTTAATGCTCTGTCGACAGCCGTCTGAATGTGTCTGTTGAGTATCTTGCTATTCTTTGAAACACCGCACTTCTCAGAACACTTCTTAACACTGTGGATTTCTACCTCACAGTTATCATTGCTGTCAAATGTGATTCTTAATTGATTTTTCATTGTTTTTCTCCTTCTAAATTATTTTTTGAAATAACCGTAAAGGTTATTAATGTCAAGACTAAACTGCTTTGCAAGGTTATAGATGAATTTCCTTGCAGGAAGGACACCATCGTGCCTTACCTTACCGAGTGATGTTGTCGAGCATTCAAGTACCTTTGCCAAGTCAACATCAGACATCATATTTTCTTCGTATATGTAGTGCAAGATATCACCAAGCGATATATATCCTGCCCTGTACTCATCAAACTTGTTCACATCGTCAATACAGAGAAGATATGACGGTGTAACTTTGAGTGCGTATGTGATGTCCTGCATCGTAAGATATGGCAGGGTAAGTTGATATTCTCGGCCAAGAAACTTGTAAAAATTAATGCCAGTCAGATTGTATGCCGACATTATCGACTGAAAACGATTAAACACACTTTTCTTTAGTCTTGCCTGTGCCTTGAGTGCATCGAATGTCGGTATCTTAACATCGCCCTTGCACTTCTCGAACATCAACTGTTCTTTGGATATTGATTCGTTATTTTCTAAACTGCCCAAGTTTTCGTCTCCTTTGTAACTTCTTTGATTTGGATTCCGTGAAAATAAAGCATCAGCTTTCGCTTTATCTTGTAGACATCCGTTCGTAATCCTTTGACATCTTCCACAATCGTCTGAGAGCCTTTCTCGTAAACGAAATCGGCAAGGTATGTAATTTCCCTCTCGATTGTTTTTCTTGTCTTAGAATCCTTTTGAGAGGGTAAGAGGACATATTTTACTTGCCTTTGTAGGTTTGATATGACTTTCTGCTGTTCAAGAGCCTTGAGATACTTGTATCTCTCACACTCAAGCATACTGTCAAAGGTTTCTCCCCAACAACGGACTTTACGGTTGTTGTATTTGCTTTGCATTGTTGTATCCACACCTCACTCCGTTTAGATGCGTTTGTGCGTATTTGCAGTTCCGCTGACAGCAGTACATACACACAAACGCTCCTGATTTACTGAATTTACATCTCTGAATTGTCGCAGAATAAAACTCTCTGCCACATTTCACACACCGTAGATTTTTCATCTTTTTTCGGGATATTTTTCATCAATCAATGCGATGTAATACTTGCATCGCTTGAAACAGCGGTTACAAAACTTGTTCTTGTGTTCTGCTTTGACTGCTCGCAAGTGAAAGCCGTGTACATCGGTCTGACCGATAATCCCCTCACAGGTAATCGTGTTGATTGTTTCCGTCAAGTAGAACGGACATTGTGCGTTGACTGCATCCCAGTTAGTTGGCATTTCCAAATTCCTTTCGTGAAATTTGTGACTTCGTTTGATTTGGTTAAAAATCGGGCAAAGGATGAAAACCGCTGACATCCTCAATGTTAAAAGATGAATCTCGCCAAGAGTCAACCGACTTGTTCTGAACGGCAATTGATTGATTGAGGTAACTCTCAAACTTGTTGCTGAACAGCGTTTGCGGTCGGAGAAATTTTGACATCTGCGAGTCATTGCCCCAATCGGAAACCTTGTTGTCAATCACTTGCTTGAAGTCCTCAAGACTGAAACCTTGATTGAGCCTTGCGACAATCAACCGTCGTGTTTCCGCTGACGAGTTCTTGTATTTTGTTCCGCACTTTTCGTTGAGGTAATCGACAACAGATTTCACGGTGTCGAGGTTGCTCGACAATATATCTTTCTTACCTTCTTTATTCTTATTACTTTCTTTATTCTTATTATTCTGTGTCCATCTGTTGTCCGTTTGTTGTTCATCTGTTGTTCGTTTATTGTTCATCTGTTGTTCACTTTCAGACAAGCAAACTTCTGAAACGCAGTCAGCAAGCGGTTTTTGGCTGTTCATCTGTTGTTCACTTTCGATATCACCATTCGTACAAGGTTTACTATCAAAAACATCAAAATCGCTGTTCGCCCGTTGTTCACTTTTTTGAGTCGATGTTGAAAAAACCAAGGAAACAAGCCGACCTTGGCGGTTTTTTAGTTGTTCAATGTATCCTGCTTTTTCGAGGTTGTTCAAGACTCTTTCAATCTTGCTTTCAGAGGCAAACGGAACAAAACTTTTGAGCTTTTTTCGGGTAACAATAAGCTGATTTTTATGTATCGTCATTGGCTTGCCGTTGAAGATAACCGTACCGTCTGCATAGTTAGCATTAGCCATTAATCGACACCATAAGCACCAGTACACTTCATCGTGATTAAGCACTTCATCGGTAAACATCCACCTCGGAAATTGAACAAATCCCTCAGCCACTATGTATCACCTCATTCCTTGCCGTATTTTGCCCTGTACCGTCATAATCTGAAAATGTAATATAATTACATTCCTCAGCGAAGACTTCCGTCTTAAACAAATTTTCGCCATTCTTTCGCTTATACCTTCGTTGCATCAATTGTCCTACAATAAAAACTTCTGTGCCTTTCCCCATCAGTTCGTGAGATTCGGCATCTTTGCCTTTCATAAAGCAGTCAAAAAAGCTTGTTGAATTGATGCCGTTTACGGCTATACTAAAACGGAGTATAGCCGTTCCTTGCTTTGTATAAGTCAATTCAGGATGATGGGTTGTCCGTCCTTGTAAAACTACCCTGTTAAGCATTATTAGGATGCCTTTCCGCCTTCAAACAGTTAGGACATTTACCGTATTGCTTAATGATTACATCGGCAGGAATGTAACCGCTACCGTCTTTCGCTCTGACTGGCTGTACAGGCTTTCCGCATACAGGGCATATAATTACATTACTTGCCTGTTTTTGTGGCTGTACAGGCTTTGTAGGCTGTTTCTGTGCCTTTGGTGTTGCTGTGTACTCTTTGCTGTTATTCAGCATATCGGCATCCTTTGTATCATCAATACAGAAAAGACCATTCAATGCGTATTTTCTTGCGTATGATGATGTTGAGCCTGTGACCTGAGAAGAGTCCATTCCTTTTTTTGAAAGTTCTTCTCTTGCAAGAGCTGAAACTGTGATTTTTGCCCCATTTTCAATGTCAATAAAAGTTGCGTTCGCTCTAACATAGAAACGGTCACCGATGTTTTCAATTTCATCGGTCAACAGCACCGTTGCATTATGCTGTTTCAGCAGAGGTTTGAGTGCCTCTAAGATATCTTCGCAGTTACGATAATTGTAACCACCAAATTTATTGTATTGTGATTTTGGTGCTTTCAGTTCGGTCTGAATTGAGAGCAATTTTTCATAGATTGACACTTATCACACCTCACTTAATTTGAAGATTTTCGTTGACAACAAGCATCGCACCTTCAACCGCATTTTCCTCGTTTTCTTTAAGAAATTTTTTGATTGCGGTTTTGTCGGGGGAAGTCTTAACCGTTGTTTTGGTAACGATGAATTTTTCAGGGATTTTGCTTTCATCGGTAATCTGAATCGACTCCGATTTTCTCAATGATAAAGCAAATGTACCTGCCGTTGCTTTACGGCTCTTCGTAGTTGCGAGATACTCGGTAACAGCTTTCGTGAGCCTGTCGATAGCTTTCTGCGTGCGTTCTTTAGCTGACTTGAGTCTTTCGATTTCTTTGTCGATGTTATCCGTGTCATACTCAAAAGATTTGATTACCTTGCAGTAATCTTCAAGCTTGTCCTGCACTCCGATACCCTCAAGAGTATCATTGACAGCATCTTCGGGAATATCGCCATCCTCGAATAACTGCATTAACTGTTTTGCTGTTTCTGTCATTTCATACAAATTCATAGTTTTTTGCTCCTTTTTTTATTCGCCTGAAACTGAAATTACAAGCCTTGATTTTACTGTGTCTTGTATTTCATCTTTTCGTCTGGTACTGTAAATTTCCGTAGTCAAGCACGATACTTCTTTGTGAAAATAAAGTGGTGAGTTATATATATTACTGCGGTAATAGTTTGTACAAATTGTTTTACCCGTCCTTGCTCCTTCAATTTTCCAATCGGTCAAATAGTATCTTTTAACAAGTCCCATAACCTGACCGACTGTGAGTTTATTTTCGCCCATACTCACACCACCAATCGTAGAAAGCCTCTAAGTCATTGAAAGCCCAATCTCTTGCGTTTTCACATATCAAATCAGTGTTATAGGCAACACTATCGCTATTAAGGGCAGACAATATCTGTAAATATAAGTAATGTATTGCAATTCGATGAACATCAAGGCTGTAATCGAAATTCATAACAAAAACCCATTGAACAACAATATTTTCGCAATACAACTCGGGATAATCTAAGTGTGCCGTTGATTTTGACTTACTTTCGGTTTCAACAAAGTATTTGATATATTCTGCAATTTTCGCATTTGGTATGCTTTTGCAAAAACATTCATTACACATTCCGTCAAATAATTTGTGAAACGGAAAGTCTTCCTTTGCATCTTCAAGACCGCAGTCCTCGCATACAAGAATAGGATATATATCCCAGTCTTTGCATTTCGGACATTTTGTCGGCTCTTCGTTGTCATACCAAGTATGACCGCAGTTACCGCAACCGTACTTATCCATTACTCTCACCGCCTTTCAATCTGTCATACTCAGCCTTGCTGATGACAACAGCCTCTTCATTAAGACTGTCGATAAATTCTTTTTCCGTCATAGTGTTTCATCCTTCCTTTATTTTTTAATGTCGCAGATAAAAACTGCACCTACGGTAAGCAAAACACATAACATAAGAAATGTGTACATCGGCTCACCTCGCAAGCATTTTCGCAATTGATGTTTTGGGATAGCCGCCAACAATCTTGATGTCTTCAAAGTTGTTGTAAATAAAAAATCGGCTTTTACCGAGAAAATCCGCAAAGTCCTTCTGCGAGATGAGTTCTCTGTTAGGAAATCTCTCATCGAGCCTGTCAAGGATAGAACGGTAAGTTTCTTTTTCTCTTGCCATTATTTGCTCACCTCTTCCTTTTCCTTTAAAGCACAGCCAAGTTTAAAGGCTGTGAGTGCAATTGCAAACTTATCATTTTTGACACCGCTTTTCTTGGCATCTTCTAACACTTTTGCAAATTCCAATGCACTATCTTTTTTTTCAGATGATGTTGTATTCATCGTGTTATTTACCATATTTTGCAATCCCCTTTCGTGTTGATAACATTATTGTAGCACCTTAAAATCGTGTTGTCAACATCTTTTTAATAATTTTTTTGAATTTTTTTCGCTTTATCGTGTTGACATACACGATTTTGATGTTATAATAGTAGTTGAAAGGAGGAATACGATGGATGACAAACTTATCGCAAGAGTTAAGGAAGTCCGAACAGCACATAAGTTGAGCCAACCAAAGTTTGCTGAACAGTTAGGTGTAACAAGAGATGTAATTGCAAACATCGAAACAGGCAGAGTTGAACCGAAAGAGCCATTGCTTATGTTGATGTGCCGTATATACGATATCAATTATGATTGGCTTATGTACGGAGAGGGCAACCGTGATGCAGACTCTGATGACTCAATTGTGATGACCATTAAAGAAAAGTATGATATTGATGATCTTGACGAAAAAATCATAAGAGAGTATCTTGAGTTGACACCCGAACAGAGAAAAGTTTTCAAAGAGTATTGCAAAAAAGTTTTCGGGTAACAGAAAAGGTGGGCAGGAAAAATCCTACTCACCTTTTTAATTTGCCTGTAACTTGCTTTTTAAACTTGCTTTTTAAACTGGTGTAAATCGACCAGTTTAGATATGCTCAATTATTACTTTGGTTATTAGATTGTAAATGAATTTCAAAAGTTGTTCATCCTCAATATTGTTGATAAGTGCTATAATTTTTGACCTTGTATTCATAAATTTTACTCCTTTGTGTTGACAAATGTTGTTGTGTGTAGTTATAATAATTATTAAGGCAGATGCTATACTATTATTAGTATAGCCGAAAGGAGATAAAAAACTATGAAAAAAGAAAGAAAACATTCAGGATGGTTTTGGGTGGTTGTTATAGGTGGCATTGTGTTTTTATCACTAATTGAAAAACCGCTATCAATATCAATAATGTCGAATGCTAATCCATATGATGCAAGTTCTGCACTTTGTGCAAGTGTGCTTGAAACAATTGTTATGATTGTTTTCGCTTTTTTAACTCTCTTCATTGCAAGACGAGTTGATGCTCACTTCGGCTATCCAAAAGAAAACGGAGATGCCGAAAATGAAAATAGCAACGATAAAATGCAAGAAATGCAAGAAAGAGATTCCGACCAATAGCAAGTTTTGCTGTTACTGTGGAAAGAAAATTGAAAAGAAGTCCGAAAAACGAGCCGATGGAAGGTATGAAAAGTCAATAACCATTAATGGTAAGCGTAAGACTTTCTACGGCAAAACTAAAGCTGAGTTAAATAAAAAAATCCTGCTATATCAGCAGGAAGTTGAGGAAAGTCAAAAGCTTGGTGTATTATTAACAGATTATAAAGAGGAGTATCTACCGACATTATCTGAGTCAACGCAAAGCGGATACTCTCACGCACTTAGAGTGTTATCTGAAACTTTTTCAGACAATATGGTCGCAAATATCAAGCCATCTGATATACAACGGTGTATTGACAGTTTACCACAATCATACACTACAAAAACCAAAAGAAACCACCTTGCGGTCTTTTCGAGTGTCTTTTCTTATGCCATTAGAAAAGGTGACTTTGGCATCGAAAGCAATCCCTGTGATTATATCCAAGCGAAAGGGAAGAAGTCAACAAAGCGTAGAATTGCGACAGAGGAAGAAATAAGAATAATCTTCGATAATGTTGATAAGCCTTTTGGGTTGTTTGCATTGTTCGTCTTAATGACTGGATGCAGACGAGGCGAGGCATTAGCTGTGTGCTATGAAGACATTGACAGAGATACTAATACACTTCATATCACCAAAAGTTTGTCTTGGAAGGGAAATCGACCTTTTTTCAAAGTTCCAAAAACCGACTCAGGTATCAGAGATATATATATTCCCGAACAGCTTATGTTGCACATTCCAAAGAAGAAAAAAGGTTATCTGTTTACAGATAAAGACGGTAAATTACTTTCCGAATCTCATTACAAGAAGATATGGGATGCATATTGTGTCGATGTGGGATTAAGGCAGTATGCTACCGATAATAACCTTACTGTTATTTCGGCTCATTGTCTGAGGCACAATTACGCTACACTTCTGAACGAGGCAGGAATTGATATTACACAAGCTAAGAGATTGCTCGGACACGCAAACGAGGCAACAACGAAAGATGTTTACACCGATATCAGCAACAGACGAGCAAAAGAAAATAATAAAAAAATTATGCGAAAAATTGATGAAGAGTTATCGCATATAATAGCAGTATGATAATTTTTTCGTCAATGTTTCGTCATAAGCACCGAAACATCAGTATTTAAGCCATTTTTATTAGGGTTCGAGTCCCTGTTGGCGCACCAAAGAAGAAAGTACCCAAACGGGTACTTTCTTTTTATTTTACCGTTATGCGTGAACAGGGACTCGAAGGCGAGCGTTAAGAAAACAGTCCGGCGGACTGTTTTTAGCGAGAGCGTTGATGAATTTTTAGCTTTGAACAAGCCGCAACAAGCGAGGTAGAATAACTTAGATAGATAAAACACCTGTTGGCGCACCAAAAAAGAAAGTACTCAAACGGGTACTTTCTTTTTTTGTTTTTACTCTATCTTTTTCCAACAATACTTTTTCATAAAATCTGCAATTACGGTTATATCTTCACCCTCATAGTATTTTACAAGCAGTCTTTTAAATTCAGGCACTTCCTTTTCAGGAATCACCAAAAATCCGCCACCGTGTGAAATAAGATAGTGATTTGCAAAAATTACAGAGGCACGCTTGTTACCGTCAAGAAATATTTGTGTTTTCATACAATAAAGGCACAACTTAATTGCCGTATTGATAACTTCATCACTTTCTTCTATAATTTCACGGATTTTTTCTTTTACATCCAACTCATTAGGCAACGGTGGAACATATGAAGAACCTCCGATAGTAACCGGAACTCCTCTAATTCTTCCGCCTTCCGCAAAAAATCCTTCATTAACAACTCTTGCTATATGGCTGAGCATATAGTAATCGGAACGACTTGCTATTACATCACGATCCAAAATAAATTCCCATGCGTGTTTTAAATTCAAAATTTTCTGAACATCTGTTGCAGTCACACCAGAAATTTTACCGTTATCTATGATTTCTTCAGTTTGTGGGAATGATGTAGCAACACCCTCAAGAACAGCCTGATCATATACATTCATTTTCATATTTGCACGGGCAAACGCAATATTGTTTATAACATCAGAAGAAAGTTCATCTTCTGAATATCCCGCATTTGCAAGTTGTTTATCTATACTGCGAAGTTCTTTCCTGATTTCACGGGCTTCTCTGGCATTGCGGAGGAGCAAATTATATAATTCTTCCGTATATGCACCTACATAAGTTGATGTCTGTTTTCCTGCAACACGCTTTCTCACATAAAGATATTTTTCATTACCTCGTTCCTTAATTTCGGGAGTTCCGTCATACGGCATTAAATTTAACCTTGCATTAAGGTCAGCACGGCTTCTTAGTAACTCTTGTATTTCATTGTATTTTGCGGCCATTATAATTCTCCTTTGGGGTACATTCTCTTGTAAAAGTATAATACAATTCTCCCCAACAGTCAATGCACCTTGGGGAACATTTTTGCATTTTAAAGCCTAATTCGTTCCCCAATAATAAATTTCAAACATATTATATCCTACTCAAGTTCTTTTATGAAATCCATTAACACCAACAAATTCCAAAACAACCCTTATCTCACAAGCGGATAAGGGTTGTTTTTATTCATTAATTTTACTCTTTTTGAATTCGAGATACTTTATATAGTCAAGCACATCGCCACATTCCTCTTTTGTAAATGACTGCGGAAGAGAAAAAGAGCGAATGTTGCGGTTAAACGAGAGCGGTTCGTCAATCAGACCGATGAGATAGTCAACCGACACATCAAAAAGTTTTGCAATGATTATTTTTGAATTATCATCTGGATCACTGCGGTTACATTCGTATGATGATATCGTATAGTGTGACACGCCCAAAAGCTCTGCAAGCTGTGCCTGCGACACGCCGTGGTCTTTGCGAAGTTCCTGTAAGCGTTCACCAATCATAATATCACCTCATATATTTAATAACTTAATTATAAGTATTTTGCGA